CTATTGTTTTGTATGCCATACTTACACTAATGGACAAGAAATAACAACACACATTCACACTAATTCTATTGTGCAGATCAAAGGCTCAGCCGAACGGTTGCAGAAACGCAAGATCAGTCAGAAGACTTGTGAGAAATTTAAGGTGTATCGTGATGGAGATAAGCTAAGGTTTTACTATCATGATCCATCTGGCATTGTAAAAGGTGCTAAGATAAAAACTAAAGACAAACAATTTACTTACGAAGGAGAAACACCTGGTACATTCTTTGGTCAACATTTATGGGGAAGTAGTGGTAAGCGTATAATCATCACAGAAGGTGAACTAGATTGTGTGTCTTATGCAGAGCTATACCCAACTTGGCCTGTAGTATCATTACCTAGCGGTGCAGCCGGAGCTAAGAAAGCAATTCAAAAAAACCTAGAGTTTCTTCAAGGTTATGAAGAAATAATGCTTTGGTTTGATTCTGATGAACCAGGCCAGAAGGCTGCTGAGGAAGCTGCAAGTGTATTACCACCTGGCAAGGCTTACATCGCCCGTCTAGAGGCTTACAAGGACCTCTCAGAAGCCTTACAAGCTAGCGATAACAAGGCTATCGATGATGCATTCTTTAAACGTAAGGAATTTAGACCTGATGGCATTGTAGATGCTAAATCTTTACTTGAATTAGTTACCACACCACAACCACCAGCTGATTATGACTACCCATTTCAAGGATTACAGTCAAAGCTTCACGGGATTAGGCGCGGAGAGCTTGTCACAATTACTTCAGGATCAGGCCAAGGCAAGTCGTCCGTGTGTCGAGACTTGGCTGCTCACTTGTTATCGAACGGAGAACGGGTTGGATACTTGGCACTTGAAGAGTCAAACCGCCGTACAGCTTTAGGTTTGATGTCTGCTGCTGTAGGTAACAACCTAACACTAGGAGAACATAGTCATGACACCCTTACAAAAGCGTTTGATTCCAGTATTAATAAGTGGAACCTTTATCTTTTCGATGGCTTTGGTAGTTTTGATCCTGATATTATTTATAACAGGATTGAATACCTAGCCTCAGGACTTGATTGTAAGATCATCTTCCTTGATCACCTATCCATTCTGATGAGTGGACTTGATGGTGATGAACGTAGGATGATAGATCAAACAATGACACGCTTACGTTCACTTGTCGAGCGTACTGGTATCGTATTATTTTTAGTTTCACATTTAAAACGAGGATCATCCGATCAAAACCATGAAGAAGGTGCACGTGTTACACTCGGACAACTTAGAGGAAGTGCGGCAATCGCTCAACTTAGCGATGCAGTTATTGGACTCGAAAGAAATCAACAGAGTGAAACTAAACACTCTGATACAATTGTTAGAGTTCTCAAGAATCGCTACTCTGGGGAAACAGGCATTGCTTGTCGATTAAACTACAACCTATCCACTTGTAAATTCAATGAAACAACAGAGTTTGACGCCACAACAGATTTTTAAACCTAATCCTCCCAGTGCAGAGGCAGTTAAACGTGCACAATTTGTAGACAAAACTTACCACTGGAATAATGCTGATCTTCGATCTGGAGACAAACGGGCTTCTAAATGATGCTACCAAAATCCACTGTCTTTGCATCTACGACACCAACACTGAAAAAACAATGGTCTTTAATGATCAATCGTTTACGTCAGCTACGCAGAAACAAGCGGCTGAACCTATCGTACGCGCTATCCAATACCTCGAAGACGCTGATTGTATTGTCGGTCATAACATTATTAATTATGACCTTAGCATCATCAATAAGTTTTATCCATGGTTTAGACGTATTGGTGATTGCTTGGACACTCTTTTGCTTAGTCGTCTTTATCACCCGAACATGATGGAATGGGATAAACAAAATACTTGGCCTGGTATGCCACTTAAACTTTACGGATCACATTCACTAGCTGCTTGGGGTTATCGCCTTGACGAAGCTAAAGGTGATTATTGTAAAGATACTGATTGGAAAGAGTGGTCACCAGAAATGGAAGACTACATGATACAAGACGTTACTGTAACTAAAAAACTTTGGACACACTTCCAACCATACCTGAATGGGTTGCGTTAGAACATGACGCAGCAGAAATCCTCACAAAACAAGAACTACATGGATGGTATTTTGATGAACGCGCTGCATGGCAACTTACATCAACTCTCAGACAAGAGCTTGAAGAAACTTATCAATTACTACGTAACAGGCATCCTTACGTTGCCGGACCAATATTTACTCCTAAGCGAGATAATCGGACCCAAGGCTATGTCAAAGACGCTCCACTTACACGCCTTAAAGAACTAAATCCTACATCACGAGATCATATAGCATGGATCCTGCAAACATTTCATGGTTGGACTCCAACCCAGAAGACACCTACTGGGAAGCCTATCATCGACGAACCGATACTGAAGGAGATAGGGACAGAGATTGCCCTTGCATTCCTGAGGATTTTGACGATAACGAAGATGCTTGGAATGATATCAGAAGGCGCGAACGCTTGGCTGAAGCTATCTACGACTGCTAATAGGATACATCATCATTGTTCTGTCGCTACTTCTACCTTTAGATGTGCACACCGAAACCCAAACCTTGCCCAAGTTCCCAGTGACCCACGATTTAGACAACTTTTCTTACCATCTCCAGGTCAAGTCATGGTCGCTGCTGATTTGTCTGGGATTGAGTTACGTATGTTGTCTCATTTCCTTTCCAGATATGATGATGGAAGATATGCAGACATCTTACTTAACGGAGACATCCATCAAGTAAATGCTGATAAGATAGGTATCTCTAGGAAATTAGTTAAGACGGTAACTTATGCATTCCTATATGGTGCAGGTGACGAAAAAATTGGACACAGCTATGACAAACTTCTTTCATCCACAAAAGCCAAAAAGAAAGGTAAGGAAATCAGAGAAGCATATATTAATGCAATTGATGGACTCGATAAACTCTTGGAGGCTATTAAGAAAGCTTCAGAACGAGGATATATCAAAGCTATCGATGGAAGAAAAATTATGGTGGATAGTCCACATAAAGCGTTAAACTACTGCCTTCAAGGTAACTCCGCTATCCTGGCAAAACGTTGGATGGTCATCAATCAACAAAACATCAAAGAATTAAATTTATGTTGTTCACAACTAGCTTTTATACATGACGAATTGCAATTCGAGTGTTCCCCTGAACAGACAGATGACTTATCAACATCCTTGGTATTTAGCAGTCTCGCAGCTGGAGAACATTACAACCTCAGAATCAGAATCGACGCAGAAGCAAAAACAGGAAACAACTGGAGTGAAACCCACTAATGAGAAGTAAATCAATGATGGGATTACAAAACGTAATTCCGTTTACATCAAAGAAAACCCGTCAAGGTAACGGTTTGCATAGTAAGCCACGTAAAGGTAAAAAGAAATATAGAGGCCAAGGTAAATGAAGTTATTTGTTGACGCAGATTACATTGTTTATAAGGCTTGTGCCTCTTGTGAGTCTGACTTAGACTTTGGTGATGATGTAATTGTAGTTGTCAGCAAATTCAGTGAAGCATACGCAGCAGTAAAACGTGAACTAAATAAAATTAAAAACAAGTTCATGTGGGATGTTCCTGAAGTAGTTCTTTTCTTTAGTGATAGTACTAACTTTCGTAAAGAGATCATGCCTGCTTATAAAGGACATCGTAACCGCAAAAAACCTTGTGGATACAAACGTGTTATCAATGCTCTTAAAGATGAGTATGAAGTTATACTGATGAATACTCTTGAAGCAGATGATAGCATGGGTATTTACGCTACTGAATATCCTGGTAACATTATCGTCAGTCCTGATAAAGACATGCGCCAGATACCTGGAACGCTCTACAACATGGATGAAACCGTGAATGTGGATGAAGCAGAAGGACAACGTTGGCACCTCATACAGACGCTTGCAGGTGACCAGACAGATGGTTATGCTGGTGTACCTGGTATTGGTATCAAACGTGCTGTTGCTTTATTTGAAGAAAAAGGTTACACTTGGAAAACAGTTGTAGATGCTTTTGCTGAGAAGGATCTTGGTGAAGACATTGCACTGCAAAACGCAAGACTTGCAAAGATCCTTACCACCGATGATTATGACTGGACCGCTAAACAACCAATCCTTTTTACCCCCTCCTCCAATTACAAAGTTGACAGTGGAGCAGGAATTCAAGATAAGAAGACTTGAAGACCTACTACCTAAAGCTGATAAATCAGATATCATTACTTTATTTATGGCACTGCAACGTCAAAACTTTGCCTTAGCTAACTCCGTATCCAACCTAGTAAAACAATGGCCCAATCACCTGCCTACTACACCAGAGGTTCCATCGAATGCTGGGACTTCATCAGAGACCAGCAACTAAACTACCATCTTGGTAATGCAATAAAATATATTTGCCGTGCTGGTCACAAAGATAGTGCGGCTTCTGATCTTAAAAAAGCAATCCACTACCTTGAAAATGAACTTGAAAACACACAAAACGACTCTATTGGATCAAGCAAAAGAGTTCCGGGACGCTTACAATTTGCAAGTATCTGGGATGAGTGGGAGACAGACCCAGAAATCTTTGATCGATGAAGAATGGTCAGAGTTTCACGAAGCATTTCATTTTAAAAATGAACACGAACAACTAAAAGAACTTTGTGATCTTATCTATGTGTGTTATCAGTTTGCTGCTAATGAAGGATGGGATTTAGACAAAGCTATGGATCGTGTGCATAAATCAAATATGTCCAAACTAGATGAGAATGGACAACCTATTTACCGACCAGACGGTAAAGTCCTAAAGGGACCAAACTACAAACCTCCAAACCTAACTGATCTACTCAATGACTAATTTAATCTCACGCACAGGACGTGTTCAATCATGGATCGATGATCCTACTCATCGCTTACCTGTCAGCTGCACAGTATTTGTAGTTGAAAATGAAATGGAAGGACCGAATGGTATTGAGGCTAGCTGGAGGTTTGCCTCTCATGCTCTTAGGTACGGCGCAGGTTGTGCTATCCATCTTTCTAAACTTGACCCAAAAGGTTATGTGCGAAAGTCAGGTGTTACTGCTTCTGGTCCTGTAAGTTTTGGTAAAATTTATTCATCATTAAATGAAATACTTAGACGTGGGGGTATCTACAAGAATGGTGCGATTGTGTTGCACCTTGACTTATCCCATCCTGATGCTAGGGAGTTTATTACTGCTAGTAGATCCGAACTACCTTGGGTCAAACGATGCATCGACATCACTGAAGAGTGGTGGAAGGATTGTACGTTCAAGGAAGAACTATTATTCGGAATCAAGTCCGGTGACATCTGGCTAAACAAAGTAAAATATGACAATGAAGGAAACCGCATCAGAGGTAACGTCTGTCTCGAAGTATACTTGCGATCACGAGGCACCTGTCTACTACAGCATATCAATCTTGGAGCCTGTGAGTTCGATGACATCCCACGAGCATTTGTTGAAGGTATGTCCGAATTGTGCAGCCTACATAGTAGGACAGCTGTCGGAGATTCTGGAGAATACCTCTCGCCTGAAGTTGATAGACAGGTGGGACTCGGAATGCTTGGTCTCGCAAATCTCCTACGGAGGTACGGAGTAACTTACGATCAATTTGGACGTGCATTAGAACAATACAACAACAAAGAAATTATCCGCTCTGCTGCTTATGAACTTGTCTCTCAAATTGCTTCAGGAGTTAACCAAGCAGCCACAATCGCTGGCGAGCATAATATGGTTCGAGCCTTTGCTATCGCTCCAACCGCCAGTTGCAGTTATAGAAGCTTGGATCTGGATGGCTATACTTGCACACCAGAAATCGCTCCACCTATCTCGCAGACAGTCGATCGCGACTCAGGTACTTTCGGAGTACAAACTTATAACTATGGTGACGTAGAGATCGCCTCTAAGGTAGGCTGGGAAGCTTACAAACGTGTTGCTGATGGCATCATGACTCTACTAGATACCACAGGGCTTCTTCACGGTTATAGCTTCAATTCATGGAGTGATATGGTGACCTACGACAATGCGTTCGTGGAAGAGTGGCTTCGGTCCCCGCAAACAAGCCTCTATTATTCACTTCAAGTAATGAGTGATACACAAGATAAATCAGATGCATATGCTGCACTAGATGCAGAAGATGTTGAGACTTATTTGGAGGACATTTTAAATGAACAAATTACATGCAATTGTCAAGAATGAACCCTTACGAAAAACTACTAAACAGAAAAAGAAAATGGACACCAGTCCAGACAACTGCCGGATCATGCAAGGCAGGGGCGGAAGAGACGGTACACCGTGCTCTTGCGTTGCGACATATGGAACTACCTGTGGGAGATTTTATTCGTGATGGATTGGCTACCGACGTACCAAAACTATCGAGGGAGTTACTGGAATCAAATATCACCGACGAGGAAAATCACGACCTGGCACTTGGTTACATTGCCAATGCTTACGGTGTTGACGAAAAAGCTGAATCGGAAGCTCTCCGGCTCAGGGAAGCTTGGACTACGCATCCTGATCATACGATCCTCAAAGCGATGGTGGCCGAACGTGCAATTTTCTTCGTTCTTTTACCATTCTTCCGCTTTAATGGTGATGCTGGAATGCGAACAGTTAGTGCGGATATAAGTAGAGATGAACAAATTCACGTTGCTGCCAATAGCCTTGTTTGTCGCGAGTTGGGGCTTACTGTCAGCCCTAGTCTTGATAAACTCCGCAAGGCAACTATCAATTGGGTAATGCAACCTTTGGGTAGCAATACCGATAAATATTTGGACAAAAAATTTTGGCTTGATTCTAGTGATCGTTTGATGTATGAAGGTAAAGCACCTGAACTTTCTGCAACTAAAGCTGCTAGAATGCCAGCCTTCTTTGAACATAGTAATACAAACCTCCCACAATATGCCTGATCTAAATTTACTTGATGTTCGTGGCATGACAGCTAATGCTATGTTATCTAAGTTAGAAGAAGCATTTCCACCAGTTAACCCTAACCCTGAAGATACAATGGAAAAAATTATGTACAGGTCTGGTCAACGTAGTGTCGTTGAGTGGGTCATTCAATATATGGATGAAAATTAATGGCTGGAGTAAGTACAGAATATTATAACCCTCAACTTGCTACAAGTAAAGAAAAAGGTCTTAGTCAATTTGGTGATGCAGATCTTACTGCTAATAGATCAGCTGGTTTTTCAGATCAAGAGATTCTAGATTTTTTAGATTCTAATCCAGAAACTTTAAATCCTCAGCAACAACCTGGTGTACCTGGTGGTATTTATGAACAAGTATCTATAGGTGCACAGCAAGAAGCTCGAAGGGCAGCTGACGAAGCTCAAAGGCAACAAGAATTAGATAGGATAGCTGCTGAGTCTAAAGCTGAACAAGAACGATTAGCTAGAGAACAAGAGGAACGTTTGAAACAATTAGAAATTGCTAGCAGGACTGCACAACAAAATCAACTTGCTGGTAGTAGAACTGCTACACTTGAATTACAAAGTATTTCTAATTTACCTGGTTCACAAGGTGGTACAAGTGCATTTAAACGTAGACCTTTACAAATCAAACCCCAAGTTTCAACAGGATTGTCTCCGGGTTTACCTGCTTCTTCTAGTTTAGGTATTAATGTATAATGACTGCTCAATCACGTTATGAAAGATTGTCTTCGGACCGCTCCCAGTTTCTAAATACTGCTAGACAAGCAGCAGATCTAACTCTTCCTTATCTAATCCGTGGAGAAGAAACATCTTATAAAGGTGCACGTAATCTCATTACACCGTGGCAAAGTGTAGGAGCTAAAGGTGTGGTGACGCTTGCAAGTAAACTAATGCTTGCTTTGCTACCACCACAAACCAGCTTCTTTAAGCTACAGGTTAATGATATTAATATCCCCGGAGAACTAGGACCAGAAATTAGATCAGAACTTGACTTGTCGTTTGCTAAAGTTGAACGAACTATCATGGAATCTATTGCAGCTTCTACTGATCGTGTAATTGTTCACCAAGCACTAAAGCATTTAGTCGTTGCTGGTAATGCTCTTATCTATATGGGGAAGGATGGTCTTAAACTATATCCTTTGAACCGTTATGTTGTAGATAGAGATGGTAGTGGTAATGTTATAGAAATTGTAACAAAAGAAACAATCTCTAAAAAATTACTCAAAAAAAATTATCCTGCATTTGACCAGAAAAACAATTGGGAAAATGTAGATGACACATCAACTGATGAATGTGATGTTTATACACACGTAATCTTAGACAACAACAGATGGGTGTGGCATCAGGAGGTTTATAATGATATACTACCTAAGTCAATGGGTAAAGCTCCTGTTGATTCTAACCCTTGGCTTCCACTTAGGTTTAACCATGTTGATGGTGAAGCTTATGGACGTGGACGTGTAGAAGAATTCATTGGTGACTTGAAGTCACTTGAAGCTCTGTCACAAGCCCTTGTAGAAGGCAGTGCAGCCGCTGCTAAGGTAGTGTTTACCGTTTCACCCTCCAGTACAACCAAGCCTCAGACGCTTGCACAAGCAGGTAACGGAGCTATCATTCAAGGTAGACCTGATGATATTGGTGTAGTACAGGTTGGTAAAACGGCTGACTTTCAAACTGCTTATCAAATGGTAGGAGGTTTATCACAACGAATCAGTGATGCATTCCTTATTCTTAATGTAAGGAATAGTGAACGTACTACTGCTGAAGAAGTACGTATGACACAGCTAGAACTAGAACAACAATTAGGTGGACTGTTCAGTCTACTTACTGTTGAGTTCCTTGTACCTTATTTGAATCGTAAACTTTCTGTTGCACAAAAGACAGGTGAGATACCACGTCTACCTAAAGGTGATATTGTTAAGCCTACTATTGTAGCTGGTATTAATGCACTTGGTCGTGGTCAAGATCGTGAAAGCCTTGCACAGTTCCTTACTGTTATTGCACAGACAATGGGACCACAAGCTATTCAAGAATACATTAATCCTGAAGAAGTAGTTAAACGTTTGGCTGCTTCGTCTGGTATTGATACATTGAATCTTGTTAAGAGTATGCAAGAGATTCAACAACAACAACAGGCTGAAGCTCAACAACAACAACAAATGATGTTGGCTCAACAGGCTGGACAACTAGCTTCAGTAGATCAGAAACGTGAGCAAGCATCAGCTCAAATGATGCAACAACAACCACCACCACAATAATATGTCAGAAGTTTTAACAATGAATGAAACACCTGCTGATCAGCCACAATTTAATGCTGATGAGCAGAACTCTCTTGAAGTAGCAGAATCTATTTCAGGAGAACCACAACTACTTGCAGGTAAGTTTTCAGATCCACAAGCACTAGAACAAGCTTACCTTGAACTACAAAGTAAACTAGGACAACCAAGAAATGAATCCGAAACCAGTGAAGAAGGGGAGCAAGAAGAAGCCCCTGAAGAAGTACTAGACAATCAAGAAGAGCAAGAAGAATCCAGCAAAGAAGTTCTTTCTGAACAACAAGCTGAACAATTGTTTGAAATGGTTGGCGGTCAACAAGCTTATAAAGCAATGGTTAATTGGGCTGGAGACTCTCTTTCTAAAGAAGAGGTTAAAATGTATGATTCTGTTATGGCAGATGGTAATCCCAGTGCAATCTTCTTTGCAGTACAATCATTGTATAGTAAATATACTGATGCTGTAGGTAAAGAAGGTCAACTGTTGACAGGTAAAGGTTCTAATCAAAAGAATGAATCATTCCGTAGTCAGGCTGAACTTGTACAAGCTATGTCAGATCCACGTTATGATAAAGATCCTGCCTATAGATCAGACATTATGCGTAAACTAGAAAACTCTGACATCTCATTCTAATGACTGTTACCACCAACGAACACGGACAACAAAACCTATTTGCTAAAGAACCCACCATGTACACTGACAAAGATTACACTGTGACACATAACGAAAAAGCTGAAATGCTAAACGGTCGCCTGGCTATGCTAGGTGTGATGGCTGCGCTTGGAGCGTATGCACTAACTGGTCAAATTATCCCCGGTATTTGGTAATGGCTGGTAAAAAGAAAGGAGGTAAAGGTGGCTGCAAAAAGTAAACCTTCCGTAAAATTAAAAATTGGCACACACAAGTCACGATCTGGTGGTCTTACTAAAGCTGGTCGTGATAAGTATAACCGGGAAACTGGTTCTAATTTAAAGGCACCTCAACCTGGTGGAGGAAAGCGTAAGAAGTCTTTCTGTGCTAGGATGGGTGGGGTCAAAGGACCAATGAAGGACAGCAAGGGTCGTCCTACACGAAAGGCTCTTGCATTACGTAAATGGAAATGTGGTAAATCCTAATGGCTAAAAAAGGTCTCTACGCTAACATCCACGCAAAGAAAATGCGTATCGCAAAAGGTTCAGGTGAGAAGATGCGCAAGCCAGGAAGCAAAGGTGCTCCTACTGCTGCCAACTTTAAACGTGCTGCTAAAACTGCTAAGAAAAAATGATTGAATGCCCACAATGTACTGCACCTCAGCAGTACGTTCTAGAACAACTACAGACTTCTGCTGGTGTGAAAGACCGTACAGCACTAGCAGTCATTCTGGGTAACATCCAACAAGAGTCTAATTTTAAACCTAACGTATGCGAGGGTGGTGCTATCGTTCCTTACGATCGCTGCCTTCGTGGTGGTTATGGTTTAATTCAATGGACATCTAAACATCGTTACATTGGTCTTGGCAACCATTGTATTAAACGTAAAGAAGATCCTAGTGGTCTTCAATGCCAAACTGATTACATGATTAATGAGATGAGGTTTAGAAAAGATCTCTATGCTTTTCAAACTAATCATCAAACAGTACGTTATTATATGAATGCTGCTTACTACTGGTTAGGCTGGGGTATTCATGGTAACCGTACAAAATACACTTATTCTTTTTTAACTAAACTCAAATGAAAATTCTTGCTATCCTCCCTGCAACCCTGATTGCTGCTACTCCTGTAATGGCTGGTCCTTACGTAAACATTGAAAACAATGCTGGATTCATTGGATCTGATTTCAATGGACATGTTACAGATTTCCATCTTGGTTATGAATCAGGTAATGACGTAGGCTCATACTACGTACAAGCTGGTCCTTCTATCTTTGCACCTGATGGTGGAGAAGAAGAGACAAAGCTTACAGGTAAGATTGGCGGTTCAATTCAAGCAACAGAACGTCTTTCTGTTTATGGAGAAGTTGCAGCAACCTTTGATGACGTAAATGATTACGGCTCTAAGTTTGGTGTTAAGTATAACTTCTAAAATTTAAACTTTTATTTATTTAAACACAATGGCATACGGACAACTTGTACAAGATGTAGGTGGTTTTTCTATACCCCCTCATGATTATGTAAGTATTACTCCACCAGCAGCACCAAGTACTGGAAATCAAGTTATTGTTTATCGTATCGGTGGAGCAAGTGGTTCAGTGGTAGCAACATTAACTCTTACTTATACCAGTGGTGAACTTTCTTCTGTAGCTAGGAGTTGAATATGGCTTATAAGTTCAATCCTTTTACAGGCAATCTCGACGAGGTAGGGGCTGGTGCCACTGCTTTTGAGGTTTTAGGGACCGTGGCGACTGTTGGCGACTTGCCCGGCGGTGCTACTCAGAGTGACGTTTATCTAGTCGCAGCTGACGATAATTTCTACGTCTGGGACGGTTCTGCCTGGACTTCTATAGGTACGTTGGCCGGGCCTCAGGGGGCTGCCGGGGCGACTGGTCCAGCAGGCGCTGATGGAGCTGATGGAGCTGATGGCGCTGACGGCGTAGGAGTTATCACTGGTGGCACTACAGGCCAGGTCCTGGCGAAAGCCTCCAACACTGATTACGACACCGAATGGGTTGACCAAACCGGTGGCGGTGGCACCCCTGGAGGCTCTGACACCCAAGTTCAATTTAATGACGGAGGCGTATTTGGTGGCGACAGCGGTCTTACCTACGACAAAACGACAGATAAGCTCACTGTCGGCGGTGACCTTGAACTAGAAAATGGCGGAACATTCACTACCACATTGCAGACGGTAACACCAACTGCTAACCGAACAGTTTCGATTCCCGATGCCACTGGAACGATTGGCCTGGTCAATGGTCCGACTGGTAGCATTCAATTCAATCAAGCGGGTGCATTAAGCGGCACCAGCGATTTTAGTACGACGCTGGATTGGAATAATGCAACAACAACATTTACAGGGCTGAAGTTAAATGTAACCAATACTGCAAGTGCTTCTGGTAGCAACCTGCTTGATTTGCAGCTGAATGGGGTTAGTGAGTTTGACCTGCGCGCCAACGCGCTATTAACTTCTTCTTTCAGTTACGCTGCAACTGGTGCAGGGACGGCTGTCCTTCTTTCACCAAACGGTGGAGCGACGTATAGTGCGAGATTGAGTACTTCCACTTTCCTTACGACAGGTACCCTTGGAATTTCAGGTAGTATTTTTAACAGCACCCCAGACGTAGCTCTAAATCGAGACGCCGCCAACATCCTTGCCCAAAGGAACGGCACCAACGCTCAAACCTATCGGCTCTATAACACCTACACCGACGCCTCGAATTATGAGCGTGGATTCTTCCAGTGGAACAGCAACGTCCTTGAGCTTGGGACGGAAGGCGCTGGCACTGGTTCTGAAAAACCTGTTCGCATCACAGCGGCAACTTTAAAGCTGCCCAATCTGCCCACTTACGCCGACAACTCTGCGGCCACCTCTGGTGGTCTAGTTGGGGGTGACGTTTACAAGACCGCCACTGGCGAACTTCGCATTACCGTTTGATCTAACCATGAACACACTTTCCCTTACACTGACCAACACCCGCGTTATCGACGGGTTGATCTTTGCCGCTAATTCTGTCGGCAAAACGCCTGAGGCGTATGCTGAATGGCTGTTAAACCAGGATGGCAATCGTTTCGCCGACGCTAACGGCTACGGCGTTGTCACAAGTGCTGGATTCTTTGCACGCTTCACCCCAGCTGAATATGCAGCGGTGCTCGGAGCTTCTGTCGATACGGTAGAAGTACCAGAGAGGATTGGCGGTGTGCCAACTGAGGAACAATACGATGCCTACCAAGTAGCAGTTCTTCAGTATTCAATGCTTGAAGACCCTACCGCTGAGGAAACTGCAACGTATGAAGCAGCCCTTGAAGCGTATAAACTGGCTACCACTGCTGAAAACCAAGTCGAGGTTGATGCAGCTGAAGCACAGAATGCAGCTGCTGATGCAGTTAAAGCATTGCTTGATGAACTAACAGCAGCTGAAAAAGTAGCACTTGATGATCAACGTGTTACTGAAGGTCTTGCGTTGTTGGTCAGCATGGAACTGCTTGCACCTGAACGTCCCGCTGAGATTACTGCGTATGAGCGTCCTTTCCCCGGAGGTGAGTGATGACACTTGTCTGGAAGTCAGGTTATAGCTTTGACTCTGACGCTTCAACTTATATCGATGCAGTAGAAGCTACTGATGGTCAAGCACTAGAAACTGGTGTCCGTGTTGCGATCAATGATTTCGTTCTTGGTTGCAAACAGGACGGCATCTGGAACGCAATCAAAGCGTCTTGCATTCTTGCTGGTGCGAGGACGCTTGATGGGGCGTTGGTTCCGTTGACTGGTAGTGCACCGACGAATAGTAACTTTGTTGGTGCGGACTACGACAGGGAGACTGGGCTGAAGGGGGATGGTAGTACGAAGTATTTGGATAGCAATCGAAATAATAACGCTGATCCACAAAACTCAAGACACATGGCAACATGGAGATCAGTTAGTGAGACAAGGGACACTACTCGTTTTTTGATTGCTACTCCAAACGGGACTGGCATGGGACAACTGGCGACAACGACAGCTCTTCGCATTGCCAGGTCTGCGGGTGGTGATTACCAGATTTCCGACACTACAGCCGTAGCCGGATTCTGGGGGCACAGCAGAAGTGATGCACAAGACATTCTGCAAAGGTATAACAACTCAACTACCTCTGGGAGTTATGCTTCTTCCGTCCCGCTTGACGCTAGTTTGCAGATATTCTCCCGTTCGGGTGCCGGATTTTCCAACGCACGCCTTTCCTTCTACAGCATCGGCGAATCCCTAGACCTCGCCAAACTCGACACCCGCGTGTCTAACCTTATGACAACTATTGGAGGTGCAATCTGATGCCTACTACAACCCCTGGAACCATTATCCTCCAGTCCCCAGCGTCTAATGGCACTTTGATTATTACTAGCGATCAGGTCGCCGCTGCCGGCGATGCTTCGATCGTCTACGGCATTACAAGCACTGGTGGCACGTTTAACCTCAGGTCTTCAGGAACTGTTGATTATGTAGCTGATTGGGGTGACGGTAACGTTGAAACAAGCACACTTAACACGTTATCCCACACTTACGCTGCTGGTGATTACAATTTAGCTATTTATAGTGATGATGTTTACAGGCCGTACTTTAACAACAGTGGGGATGAAAATCAGCTAACGTCTGCTGCGATTGGTGCTGGTGCTGATTTAGGGACGAACCTTACTTACGCTTGGTTCGGTGCAAACAACATGACTTCATTTGTGTGTCCGTTTGATGTGACAAGTTCGGTTACAAACTTCTTCGCCGCCTGGGCAGCCTGTTCAGGGCTTAGCAGCTTTCCCGCGATCGATACCTCTAGTGGGACGAACTTCATCTACGCCTGGCAAGGCTGTTCCGGGCTTAGCAGCTTTCCCGCGATCGATACCTCTAGTGGGACGAACTTCTACGCCGCCTGGCAGGGTTGCACAGGGCTTACCAGTTTTCCCTTGATCGATACCTCTAGTGGGACGAATTTC